ACCCTAACCCTCCATCTCCACGGCTATCTAACACCATCCCTCAACACGATCCTATCCAGCCATTGGTCAAACCTTCACAAACACAAACAAAACGCAAAAACCGCGTTGCTCTCCGCATTGAAAGAGTTGCCACAAAACTCCAAGACTTTGATAACTTCGTGGGCGGAACAAAACCTCTCACCGACCAACTACGATACCTTGGTATCATCCCTGATGACGATCCAGCATCCATCATCGCCCACTACTCACAACAAAAGTGTAAATACAAAAAAGACGAGAAAACTATCATCCAAATCACATACCAACCACTCACACCACCCACCCGCACAACCCCATAAACACTAGCCCCGCGAGCAAAGCGAGCTAATTATACACACCACCAAAATTATGAGTCAAGCAAATTCCGAAACTTTTTTAGAAAAAAATTTAGTCCTAGAATCACTACAAAACAAAATCGATTTCTTACGAGACTCACTCCACAAAATCACAGAACCAAAAGAGCGTCTCTACGCCGAAACACAAATCCTCGATCTTCTAATCGAACGAGCAAAAATCATCAGACCTCAATGAGCGATTCACCAGAAATTCCAGAACAAAAATCTGAAGAAAAATCTGAACCAAAAATGGGCAGACCTTCCAGCTATTCACAAGAATTAGCTGACGAAATTTGCTCAAGACTCGCTCATGGCGAAACCCTCCGCACCATCATCGCTTCCTCCCCACACCTGCCAGACAGGTCTACAATATATCGATGGAATGCCGATAATGAAAACTTTCGCAACCAGTACACAAAAGCTAGAGCAGAGCAAGCCGATTACTACGCAGAACTTATAGTAGATGAGTCTTACTCTTCACACGATGCTGGCATAGGACGACTGCGCGTAGATGCTCTCAAATGGGCCGCATCCAAAATGGCTCCGAAGAAGTACGGAGACAAGATCGAGATCGACACAGCACAACCGCTCACACTCGCTTTCCAGCTACCTTCTCGCGCTCCTGAACGAGTACAACTTGAATCCAACGAAAGAACTGCCATCGAAGAGTGAAGCCTGAATTACAACTCCGCATCACCATCTGCTACGATGGTTGTCCTGTTGGGCCTCGCCTGCAACGCAAGGAACCGCTCCCAGACTACCAGCATACATACGATTATACGCCTAGTGGGATCAAACAGGCTGAAAATGACATGAGCAAGATTCAGGCGTATATCGATAAATACCATGGAGTTATCAAGCGGAAATAGGCTATAACTTCCCATAACAGCAGTAGTTGATAATCGAACAGCATTTATGCAAACAACACAAAAACAATGAGATTCCACATCCTCGGATTGCCCCACACAGTAACATCGAAAGAATATGTAGCCTGTGCATACACACAAAAAGTACTGAAGTTCGCGCAAGGCATGACCCGCAGGGGCCATGAAGTGCTTCACTACGGGCATGAAGATAGCCAGCTAGAGTGTGCAGAACACATCTCTGTTGTCGGCAATGACGATCTAGCCAAGGCGTACGGATCGCATGACTGGCGCAAGACCTTCTTCAAGTTCGATGTCAATGACCATGCGTACCAGACCTTCTATCGCAATGCCATTGCCGAGGTAGGAAAGCGGAAGCAGAAGCATGACTTCATTCTGCCGTTCTGGGGATCAGGAGTAAGACCTGTCTGCGATGCCCATCCTGACCTAATCTGTGTCGAGCCGGGGATCGGCTATGCTGGTGGACATTGGGCGCGATGGAAGGTCTTTGAATCCTATGCCATCTATCATGCCTATTGTGGAATGCAGTCTGTCGGCAATTGCAGGCAGGACTGGTACGAGGTGGTGATCCCGAACTATTTCGATCCTGAAGATTTCGTTTACCGAGGCAATGACGAGAAGGAAGATTACTTCCTATACCTTGGCAGGGTCTATAGCGGCAAAGGGTGCGATGTAGCTTTTCAGGCGGCAGAGAAGGCAGGAGTGCGCCTAGTTGTGGCGGGGCAGAAGGAGGAAGGCTACAAACTCCCGGCTCATGTCGAGTATGTCGGATATGCCGACACAGAGAAGCGGAAGCAACTCATGTCGAAAGCTAGGGCATCGTTTGTGCCATCACAGTATGTCGAGCCATTCGGTGGGGTGCAGGTCGAGAACCTGTTCTCTGGTACACCGACTATTACCACCGACTGGGGCAGTTTCGCAGAGAACAATCTGCATGGCATCACAGGATATCGATGCAGGACGATGGGTGACTTCGTGGATGCGGTACAGGCTATCCAGCAAGGCAAGATCAGATCGGAGGATTGCAGGCTGTTCGCAAACAACTTCAGTATCGACTGCGTCATGCCAATCTATGAAAAGTATTTTCAGGACATCCTTGATGTCTATGAAGGCAAAGGGTGGTATGCCGAGGGCAACGGCATCGAAGCATTAACAAAACAATATCCATGAACTATCCATATCACGAATTCGTTTCTCGCCTGTGCAAATCAGGCGAGCAGATCACAGCAGAGTTGTCACCAGAGCAGGCACACCTAGTACACATGGCAATGGGAGTGTCAGGCGAAGCAGGCGAACTGCTAGACGCAATCAAGAAGACGGCAATCTATGGCAAGCCTCTCGATTGGGAAAATGTCATCGAGGAGTGTGGTGACTTATTGTTTTACATTCAGGGTGTGCTGAACCATCGCGGCGTCAGGTTAGACGAGGTTGTAGAGATCAACAGGCAGAAGCTGGAGAAGCGGTATGGCGAGAGGTACAGCAACGAAGCGGCAATCGAACGGAGGGATAAACAATGAGAGCAATACTAGAATTCGATTTGCCAGAGGAGGAGCAGGAACATCGATGTGCATTAGCTGGGGTCGATGCATTGCTGGTCATCGATGATGTGATCGAGGAACTAGCAAATGGCATGAACAACCAGTACGGAGTGTTTAAGGAGTGCGACATCGAGACGCTGGAGCGTGTAATCGAGTACATCGTAGCGCAGAAAGATAGTAGGAAATTACCTGATTTACTTTGATGACTTGGGAACGCTACGCATTGGAGTTGGCGAAGGTGGCGGCGATGAAGAGCAAAGACCCATGGAGGCAGGTAGGTGCTGTTGTGTTAAGGCATGACAAGACTGTTGCAGGAGTGGGATTCAACGGCTTTCCATCAGGCGTGGAGGAGGACTGGGAGTGTCGGGAGAGACGCAGGATGTTCGTTGTCCATGCCGAGGCAAATGCATTGAGGTATGTCAAGCCAGATGAGGGATGGTTGATAGCGAGTACGACATTGCCATGCAACAATTGTCTGAAGACGATTGCGTCTTATGGCATCAAGAGGGTAGTGTATGGTGAAACATATCCGAGTGACGAGAGTACCTTGGATGTAGCAGGATTGATTGGGATTGAATTGTATGACGCAACAAGAATTGAATGAGCTTTACTTTACGAGGAGCGTCATGTGTCGAGTGATCGAGCAGACATGGGAAGACGCCTTGAATGTCAAGAAGTATAAGAGTTCATATGTTAATGAAGAGACACAAAAGAACAGAGAGCAGGCGAGGGAGTGGTTCGCAGGAGAGGAGTTTGAGAGGTGGGCAGAAGCGTTAGGGCAGGATGTCGAACTGTACCGAGAGCGATTAAAACATAAAATCTCATTGACTGAACAAGCAGACTAGGAATTTAAATTAAGCCTTATGAAATCTGATTATCACGAAGATCCTGAAGGTTACTGGCAAGAGAAGAAGGAACGAGAAGAGGCAGACGGCAAAGAGCGTCTGGAGCGATGGGAGCGGCAGAATCCGAATCTTCCATATGGCTACAATGTGCATCAATACAAAGGAGGAGAGAAATGAGTCACGAAATCCGAACGCTAAAGATTGGAGTGTGCCGTAAAGGTTATCAAATATTTGACGATTCCATGACAGAGATCGAGATCATCGATGAAGCGGCAGGCGAGTTCCTGAAGATATCGCAATGTAGCGAGCATAGCGAAGGATCAATTCAAATTGAAAAAGAGGAATGGGAGACACTAAAGGTGGCAATTGATAAAATGTTTAATGAGTGCAGAAACTATGAGTGACACACTAGACGAGGCTAACCAAAAATTGAAAATCGCAACAGAACAATGGGAATTGTGCATCGAGCTTGCAAAAAAGCTGGAACGCGAGCGAGACGAGGCGCGGGAAATCATCCGAAAGGCAAAAGCTAAATTCTGCGAAGAAGGATCAGATGGGAATATAGCATCTGAAATGTTTTCTATATTGAGTGGAGGAAAATGAAATCATACATCGTTAAATACGAATCTCCGAATAACATTTTTAAAGGTGAATTGTGCATCTTCGCAACGGATCACAAAGATGCAATGTCGAAAGCATTTGACTGGGTTAAGACCAAGGAGGTCTGGAATCATCTTTGGAAGATCAATTTTGCAATTCGCGAGGTTGAGATGGATTTAATCAATGCTTTTCCATTCACTAAACAAAAATGAAAACCAAAGACTATCCAAGCTGGGCGTGTGAGGAGTGTGGCAAGAAGCACGGCAGGGGCAGGAAGAGCGTTTCGACATGGCATTATGGCAAGTGCGATGTCTGCGGGAAAAACAAGAATGTGACTGAACCTAGAGATTTCGGTCATTTTAAAAAGTGGTTTAAATGAAATCTGGTAAATGGACGATTCGCATTAGCGATGGGTTTTGCAATTACGAGTATGAATTGCAAGCAACGAATCCAGATGTGGCTATTTACGATATTGCAAAACTAGTTGCGAAGAATTTAAAAGCTGAATTAAAAGAAGGTAAATTAATTAATGAACGACCTGCAAAAGTACATTGAAGAAAGCTGGAGTGACGAAGTTAAGACGATGAACGATTTACAGGATCGCGGAATCGTTAGCGACAACGCAGTTAGCGCAAAAGATGTATGTGCAGAAGACGCAAAGAAAGCAGTTGAATTCTTGAATGAACATTCTTCAAAAAGCATCTAATTTCGCGAGGAGTGCCACAGCATTTGTGCTGGCTGGAATGCCGTGTTGCGATGAGAAGCAGATCGCAATGAGGCTACGAATTTGCGCGGAGTGTCCTAACTTTGATGTTGAAAAGTATGGTGGTGCTGGAGAGTGCAAGGTCTGCGGGTGCAACATGGAAATTAAGACTGTTATGGCAACCGAGGAATGCCCAGAAGGAAAATGGTAGAATCCGTTCGACAAGTATTAGCTATTGCCGAAGCAGTCAGAGCAGAAGCGGATCGAGATGACCGCATGGGAATTCTTTATGCGGCGAAGTACATATTGGCGAATGTCGCAACTGGCGGGGTGTCGTCCAACTTGGTGATCGATGAAAAGGTTGCAAAGAGTATCGTCATGCAGTTTGTGCAGAGTCTGCTGGAGGAGGATCATTTCGAGGCGGCGGCGACTGTGTTATGGGGGCCGGGGGTCTACGACTGGCGACCCCAATCGGCACAGGATACTTGGAGATGCTTATTCGATTACGACAAACTACTTGTGCAAGGTGCTGGCGCGATGGGCAAGACCTTCAATGCCGCCGCATGGTTCCTACTAGACTGGATGCGTGATCCAGAATATACTTGTATTAAGGTGGTTTCACTTACCGAGGCACACGCTCAACGAAATGTGTTTGCGGCGATTAAAACATTTTATCGCACGGCATTGGTTAAACCAGAGTACAAGGGAGAATCCGATTTAATTAAATCAATTCAAGTAAACGACGATGACAAGAATGGCATCCACCTAGTTGCTATTCCGAAGGGCGATGCAGGAACTGGTACTCTTCGCGGATTCCATCCAAGTCCACGGGTAAAGCCGCATCCAAAGTGGGGATCGATGTCGAGAACTCATGTGGTGCTGGACGAAGCGGAAGAGATTCCGCCGGGCGTCTGGGAAGGTCTACAAAACATCTTGTCTGCCGCCGATACCAAGTCGAGCAAAGGCCGAATTAAGATTTTCGGCGCATCAAACCCGAAAGATCGGAATAGTGAATTTGGAAAACGATGCGAACCTGCTGGTGGATGGTTGAAAGTAGACTGCGAAGAGGATTTTGAGTGGGAAAGCAGGGAGGATTGGCATATCCTACGACTTGACGCCGCAAGGTGCGAGAATGTCATTCAGAAGAAAATAATCTTCCCCGGCTTTCAGTCCTACGAAGGCTACATGGCATATGAGGCGAGAGGGAAGACTGCCGAGTATTATTGCGCGGATACTGAAACAGAAGTTTTATCCAAAAAAGGTGGTTGGTTGAAATACAATCAAGTAAAAATTGGCGATGCAATTTATACTGTAAATCCTGATTCTGGATTAGCAGAGTGGCAAGAAGTCAAAGAAGTTTTCTCAAAGCACTATGATGGTCATCTTATTTCAATGGAAAGCCGACATATGTCTGCACTTGTTACAGACAATCATAGGTGGGCTACAACAAATAAACAGATATTACATTCAAAAAATAGATTGCGTTTAAAAATAAAGGAAACAAAAAACCTTGCAAAACACGACATGATTCCATTGTGTCGAGAATCTATAGATAGCGAAAATATATATGACGATGATTTTGCAGAATTAATTGGGTGGATTGTAACAGATGGAAGTTTTAGTGAAAACAATAGGGTTTTTATCTACCAATCACAAAAGGCAAATCCAATAAAATGCGACAAGATTCGCGAACTATTAATAAAAATAGGGCATCCATATCAGGAGGAAATCTATAACGGAATAATCCATTTTAAATTCTCAAATCATCTTGGGGAAAAAGTTAAAAACGCAATTCCAAACAAAAAATTAACAATAGATTTTATTGAAAAGTTAAGCAATTCTGGAAGGCGAAGGCTTTTTGAGTCAATGGTTCTTGGAGATGGAGGAGTTCAAGGGGGAAGCACAAAATACATTTGCACAAAAGATAAAGAGCAAGCCGAAGTTTATTCTATTTTGATAAATAGGATTGGGATGGCAAGTCGAATACATGAAAGATTTATCAAGGGTAATTTTATAAAACAAACAAATTATCAGGCTAGAGGATGCACAATGTATTATGTTGATGCATTGGAAACAAAAAATGTTCGTATCCAATATATGAACATGAAAAAAGTTTTATATTCTGGCATTGTTTGGTGTCCAAGAACTAAAAATCAAACCTTCTTCGCAAGAAGAAATGGCAAGTGTTATTTTACAGGAAACACGATGGCAAGGGGGTTCTTCCCGCAGGAGGGTATCGCGATGGCAATCATCACGCCTGCGATGATGGACAACGCAATGGGAAT